GGAATCAGACGAATCTTTCAGAAGAATAGGAAGGAGAATGTCAGCTCCCTGATTAATACAGAAGTCATACCTAGCCATTCTCCTTCTCCTTATCAGTCACCCATCACAGAAACAGAGAAAGCAGTGTCCGCTGTCGGCTTGGTTCCGAGAGCAGTCAGCACAATCTTTCCCTTGCTCTGAGAAGTAGCACAGATCTTAGCCAGAGCAATTGCATCAAATGCAGTTTCAGTAGTCGGAGCATTCATCACTACCAGATTCGTAGCGGTAATAGAAGCATCCTGGATCGTTACACTGGAAGCATCCGCAGGCCAAGTGGAACTCACCGTGGTAACAGTAACTTCCGCATTAATCTCTGCATTGGCAATTGCATCCTGAACGAATGCAGTCGTAGCAACCTTGGTGGAGTTATCCCCGGAAGCAGGAGTCGGAGCAACAGGACTAGTAGTAAAAGTCTTCTTTCCACCAACTTCCTGGTTTCCAGTGGTCTTTACACAATCATCCTGGGAATTGGCAATAGCTGCCTGAACAAAAGCAGTACTTGCAGCCTTAGTGCTCGAATCTCCGGCAGAGGCAGTCGGAACCAAAGGAGAATTGTTAAAGCTCTTGGTTCCTGCAATGGTCTGGTTCCCCGTAGTCTTGACTACACCATCCATCAGGTCATCCACTGCATTCTGCACAAAAGCAGTGGTAGCCAGCTGAGTAGTGCTGGTTCCCTTGGCTGCAGTAGGAGCAGTGGGAACACCAGAGAAATTCGGATCCCTGATCGGGGCATACCCGCTCAGATCAACAGTTCCTGCAAGCTTGTCCCACTTGGTTCCATCCCAAGCAACATTGTCTCCAGCCAGAATCTCATGCCCTGCATCTGCATTGATAATATTGTAGACATCACCAATGCTCTGACCGCTGGTAGGAAGTTTGGAATAATTCTGAACAGAACCTTTGTAATTAAACACTGTAGTTAAGTTCAGATCATCCAAGGCATCCTTGATTGCATCATCCACAAAAGCAGTGGTTGCAATCTTCGTGCTCTTGTCTCCTGAAGCAGGAGTGGGAGCAGTCGGAGAACCAGTGAACTTAGGACTCTTCAAAGGAGCGTAATCTTTGAGAACATCTCCCACATAATACTTGACCCAACCTGCAACAGCTTCCAGTGAAGCTCCCCCTACGTAGGGAAGATCAATCTCTTCCCTCACTCGGGTTGCATAATTCATAATCGGACTATATTCGTACATTCTTCAATCCTTAAACAGAGGGAGAATAAGCAGGAGCTGCTTTACAGATTGCAATCACCTCTTCCGCAGTCAACTCCCACAGGGGCAGGAAGACAGGATCAAGCTTCTTGTTCCCGACATGCGTATGAGTCTTCACCACCTTCTGGATCTGCAGGGAATGGTCACCCTCTTCCGCAAACACCTTGGTGGTGCAGCAACCAGGCTGAAGCCTGAATCCATACGGAGTGACAACCGTCTCAGACTTCTGGGAATTCTCTGCAGCGCATCCGCAAATAGAACCGGAGGTATTACTCTTGACGATGGTCGTGGTAACAGTCTTGGATTGTCCGCTCAGAAGAACAGATCCAGGAACAGTAGACTGCTCACCATCATAAGTAACAATGTAAGAAGTGTCCTCGTCAATATCAAGACACTGATCCAGAGTCGCAAAGGATTCTCCTGTGAGAACAGTAAAATCCGTAGCTTCGAGAACATCTTCATAAGTTTCCTGGGTGGTATAAACAGGATAATGAGTCCTGTTCTTCACATAGGAGTTTTCTTCTTCATCAGGCTGGGACCAGTCTGCCTGGGCTTTGTCTTCAAGAACCCTCTGAGCCTTGTTCGCAGCCTTGACAGCCTTTGCTGCACAGGAACAAGCCTGGTCTGCGCTCTCAGAAGCATTTTCCTGAGCCTCCTTAGCCAGTGCTTCAATATTCGCCAAGGAAGTAGCATCTTCAGCAGCCTGGGCTGCAAGCCTCCTGACCTCTTCAGTATCAGCTTCTACAGTTGCAGTATCAGTAACAACAGTCTGTGTGTTCTGAGCAATCTGGGTCTTAGCCTGGGAGATCTTGTTCCACAGTTCCTGGGCATCATCCATTTGACCGGCAAGATCCTTGACCACATCAATGTTGTCCCCGACAGTAACAACATCTTCAATGTTGTCGGCAACAATCTTGATATGACCACCACCCCAGAAAGCAGAGTCCTTTCCATCACCGATCAGACCATAATCGATGACATTGTCCACTTCCCTGCCATCCAGGTCAGCGATCAGAACCTCGAACCTGCCCATGTTATTCACGAGCTTCTCAAGGTCATCCAGATTGACCCCGATCCTGAACAGAGTGCTCGCATTGTTCCCAAGAGTCTCAATCGTACTCAGATGAGAGGCAATGGCAGAGGTAGCAGTTTCATACCTGTTCAGAGCATCCCCCAGATTCCTTAAGAACTGGAGGTTCATGTAAACAGTCTTTACGACATAATAGGATTCCCCCAGCATATGATCGACAATCTGCACAGGCTGAGTCGGTCCATAGGGAGGAGGCGGAGGAAATCCAGGAGGAAAACCATTATGAATCATTTGATTAATTCCAAAAAATTGTTTAATCCAGTATATCCAGTATTCTTTTAAATTAAAAATAAATCACACCCAGCCATTCCTTCTGAATTTGGTGTTTGTCTGGGAATAAGTGATTGACACCACATCCTGTTCAGTGGCTTCCTGAAGAATACTTTGGAAAATTGCCAGATGTTTCTGAGCATTCGCCACAGCTTCCTGTGTATTCATATTTGAATACACCTGGTAAGCGACATAAGCCTTCAGCGCACCTTCCAGTACAAAGGGAAGGTCGATCTCAGCATCAAGGTTATCGGGGGTAAGCTCAGGATGTTTTGCCTGGTAATGCACCACAAGGACAGAAGACCTCAAAGGCTTGGGCACTTCCAGGATATTGTATTCAGGAGTGAACACACTCCATGGCTCAATCGGATTATTGAGAGGTAATTCAGCACCAAGAGTCGTATTGACTCCCAGTATCTTAATCACATCATTCTCAAAGGGACTTGCCTCAGTATCAAAGATGTACTTGACCTTGTCAGAATCCTTATTGGAGAAAGCGTGTTCTGAAGTGAGATGGTATTTTGTAATGCCATCATACATTTCAAGGTGCAGGCTCTTTTTCTTGAGCAGAAATCTTGAATAGAGCCTGAGCAAAGCTTCATTGATAAAGTGAACAGTAGCAGGAATCTTTTCTTCCTTGATTGCTCCTGTTCCTGACACTCCCCAACTGGTATTAGCCAGTTCTCCGAAAGAGAGTTGTTTCAGGCATTCACTTAAATTCATTTAAACAATATAAGACTCCATACGATTGCCTGGTTCTGGTTCGAATTCATCTTCTTCATAGAAACTCTGACCATTCTGGTTCAGAATCACTCCGCTGTATTCAGCAGGTTTCCATGGTTCCAGATACCCAAGCATGCTAATAGTATCTATGCAGTCATCATGTCCTTTAATTCCATTTTTGGTGGTTAATTTAAGTTCCTGCATAAATGTCCCCATAATTATAGATTCCTTCATCTCAGCAGGAAACTTTATTTTGCCAGCCTTGAACCAAGGCAAAACAATATTAAACCGCATTAATTTATCTACAGTAGGACGGATTCCAGGAGAATTCTTGGTTCTTGCGAAATTGAACCAGATATTCCTCTGCATCATCTCCTTCTCAAGCCAAGGAATGAATCCTCCCTGCTGACCAGTCACTTCAATTCCAACGCTCTGAGGCTTATATTCCTGAACCAATCTGAACAGATTGTTCACATTTTCATCCATGGTTGTCTTTCCGCAGACACCATCCACCCAGAACCAATCTCCATTGGCGTTATAAGCCCACACAGAAATCACTGAATCATCAGCAGTCTGTTTCTTGCTTGTAGCAAAGTCAGTGGTAATGTAGAAGTTGTAGTAATCTTTATGGGTCAAGAGATCCATCCTCGAATACCACCTGATCTCAGAATCCTGGACCAGTCTCTCATCATCCGAAGAAATCCTCAACATCAGCTCTTGGTAGAAAGCATTCAGCTTTCCTGTCTTCAGAGCCATGTCATACTGATCCTTCACATACTGGTAACTGAATCGGTCAGTCCAGGCTCCCCTGAATTCCTGGGGACTGCAGGGAAACTTCTCACAGACAGGCCAGACGTTCACATCCCAGGCTCCTGATTCAACAGCCTCGATCAGAATATCGTTCTTGTTGAACGGGGTCCCGTTAAAAATAATCTTTCTTCTGGTTGGATCAAGAGCATGGTTCACACCCTTGTAAACCGTATCCTTGATCAGATTCATCACAGTCTGGGAATTGCTTGCCTCGTCTGAAATCAAATCATCCAGCACACACAGAACAGGTCTCTTTCCAAAGATCTTCGTACCACGAAGACCTGTCGTTGCACCAAACAACTTCACTCCAAGCATGTCTCCCCTCTTGTTCTTGAACTCCAAATAGGAATCAGTGAACTTGGCTTCAGGGATCCATTCCTGCAAATAATCACTGTGCGTATACCTGAACTCAATGTTCTTCCTGGCATTCTTCGCACCATTGTCCATGGAATCCGCGATATAAATCATTCCATCGACTTTACCGAACCCAGGAATCTCATGAAACAGAGCCAGATACAGAGTCAGATACTCCATGAATACAGTGGTTTTGCCTGATCCACGGAAGCACAGATTCACTACATACTGGGAATCACTCACCAACTTGTCCAGCATAGCCAAATGGACAGGAGGAGTCTTGTGACTCTCTCTTTCACTCCCATTCACCAGTTTGATAAAGTTCATGAATCCCAATGCAAAAGTAGTGGGAACATACCTGCTTGAATTCAAGTACTCATAATCTACTTGGTCTAACCAAGCATCCAGCTCTTGTTTCTTAATTGTCATCTTTGATCACCAGATCCTGTTCAATGACATCTTTTGTATTGGCTCCCCTCTCAATCAGTTCCTGTTGTTTCTGAGCCAAAGACACAAGAGCCTTCTTCATATCTTCCAATCCAGAATCCTTCCTCATGTCAATATTGATCAGAGGAGCAACTGCATCCGGTTTCTTCAAATGATTAAGAATGGAATCTGCAGCCATAGCCCTTACTCTCTCACTCCTGGCAGTAGTCATCAATTCCACCTGAGTATTAATTGCTTTCTGATAAGCATCCTGGTTCAATACCCAAGTAGGAACAAGAGTTTGCTCAAGAATCAGATTGACAAGCTTTCCCCTTGCATAAGCAGTGATATAAGAACTCTGGTCCTTTACAGAGACTCCTCTCTGTACAAAACTCTGGTACCTGTCAGGAAATGCCTTGATATAAGCATCCCTGTTAGAGAGTCCCATCAGCTTAAAAGATACATACTTCACTGCATTCAAATATTCATCAGTACCAAACTTTCCTTCCTGAAGAACATAAGAATACCCAATGAAATTCTTCTTGATATTCTCTGCTGCTTCTGGATCATTACTTACATTATTCAGTCTATCCACTAATTCCTGAGTAGCACATCTTTTCAGATTAGCAGGAAGACTCTTTTCCAGAAGAGGGAGTGTAATCTGTTCCATAAATATCCTTTAGTCTAAACACAGATATTATAAATATTTCCCTCAAATAAAAAAATATCCTTGAATTTCTCCAAGGATATTTTCTTCTCTCTCTCTCTCTCTCTTATATAAGGGTTCACTTTCGGCTGCCCTGCAGGCGAAGCATATCAATTACATTGGATCTTGTAAAGGAACCAAGGGAAATCACTAGGGAACCTTTACTGAATTTTTATATCGCAGAAATAAAAAGGGAAATTTAGATACGAATTATTTTTTGTATGTAAAGAGATGTGCTGTACTTCAGCGGGGCTTTGTTCCCCGATTATTGTATTCCCCCCCCAGTCTTTCTAACCTGTCGGTTCGTGTTGAATTCTTTCAACTTTTATGGAGGATACCATGAACTATAAGAATCTTCTTCTCGCGGCGCAGGCTCGACTCGGTCATGCTCAGAGGCGCTTTCGCCAGTTGCAACGCGAACTGGTCGAATGTGAAGACCGGGAATCTCGCGTAGAAATTACGCGACAAATGTCAATCGTCTTGCAGACTGTATCTAATGAGAAAGCGCTTGTGGAATGCATCAAGCTCAAAATGAAGGCAATTCATTGAGCTGGTGCAATAAAAAGAGAGTGAAATGATATATCTCTCTTTTTTTCTTTTTTCTTTTTAATAACACAAACACTCACACAGACACAGACACTTGGTTCATTTCATTTAGGTCGCTGACGCTCCCTGTTGAATTATTTTATTAACTTTTAAAAGGAGAATGCCATGGCTTGGTTCAGAGGCAATGCAACAAAGACTGTTAAAAATTCTTTTAAAGCCCTTGAGATTAAGTCAAGGGTTTGGGCTCTCACTTCGAAGAAAGAGAGCATTGTCGATTATATAGAAGCCTGCAAAGAACAGGCTGATCGGGCGAAAGACATCCTCGAAACAGAGGATGAGGCTGTAATAAAAGCTGCACTTGAGGCAGCTGAAAAAGCCATCAACGAATTCAAAATCTGAACTAAAGGGAGGCGAAAGCCTTCCTTTATTTTTTTCTAAAGTAATTAATTGAACCAACACCAAAAGAAAAAGAAACAGTTAGATATTCAATTTAAAAGTTTATCTTTATTCATATCAATCCAACTTACTCATCTAAATCTAAAACTGTTTCTTTTTCTTTTTAAGTTTTCTTTCCATATTCTCCCTAAACATTATCTATCTCCTGAGAAAAGGCGCTGACGCGCCATGTTGAGCACAATTCCGTGCTTTCATTCCAGGAGGAAAGTTATGTCTTACATCGTTACCAGCATTCAGGTTTCCCAAATCAAGCTCGCGATCCAGAGTCTCAAGGATCAGGGCTACAAACTTGCAGCAAGCAAGCGTCTTCACGACTTGCTTGGTAAGAATATCTCTTTCCTGTTCGGCGGTGTTGTTCACTCCGAACGGGTAAAGGTTATTCCGCCTAAGAGCACCAAGATCAAGGCTCTGTCCTTGCACGAAGTGCTCGATCTTGCTGGTGTTCCTCCGCAGGTCATCCGCGAGAACCAGTGATCCTTTCTCAGCCGGGAGCTTTGCTCCCGGTTTATTTTTTTCCTTAGTGCCAAGGATTCAGATAGTCGCTGACGCTCTGCGTCGATTATTTCTTTCACTAGGGGATTCAAATGAACTACAACCTTCGCTACAAGAATCTCACTGAATA